TGTCTCGAAGAGCCATGCGGTTGTGAATGCTTCCGGCGCATCCGCGACATCGAGGAGTCGTAGCGGTGGGACGGTGGACTGCTCCCAATGGTTCGGCGCCGCGCGCACCTAGCCCGGAGGACGACTTCTGCCGCAGCGCGCCGAAGTCCCACAAGATTTCAGAATACCTCGCGTTGTCGTGGACGGAATCATTGCGGCGTGGATTGGGGGCGGATTATTCGCGCGCACCAGGACCGGAATACGAGCCGATCGCGGAACTGGCGTCTCGGGTTCGAGGTTTCCGACCGATCCGGCTGTCGCCTAGGTTTGGTTCTCACAGCAGACGCAACAGACCCGGTGGATGCGAATACTGCGGCGATACAGAGTCGTATCGCAGCCCGTGCGACTTTTGCATAGAAGACAATAAGTGGAATTGGTAGGCCAACGAGACGAGGAGGGAGTCAGCCATGGATTGGATCGTCCTATGCTTTCAACACAACCGCGTGTTGTACGCGAACGGCGAGTGCCCTGCATGTCTGGAGATTGGCGGGCATCCGGTGATGTTCGAGTACGAGGAGTACGACCGCTACGGCAAGCACGCCGACGCGGAGATCTTGGACGAGTTGGTGTTGCACGAGCCCGACCCGGATGAGCACGGCGACTGGGAGTTCCATCGTCGCAAGGATTACGAGCGAGAGGAGGAGACGGAATGAGCAAGAAGGAGACAGGCGACGCACTGCCCGTGTTGGGCGAATTGGGATCTGCCGTACTGGAAGCTGTGAGCCTGAAGGAGTCCGAAGCAACGAGACACGCGTCGATTATCATCGTGGAGATGGCGGCACCAGAAGCATTCGATGTGTGCCTCAATTCGTTGTCCAAGTTGGTCGATTCGTACATCGAGTACATCGCTGGAAGGCAGGCATTGAAACTCGAAGATCGGACACCCGAAGAGCAGGGTGTCGAGATGGTCACGTCGGTCGACTTCGTCAGCAAGGCGGGCTCGATCGTCCGTGTGCTTGGTTGGGCACTTGCGAATCTGGTCGAGTATTCAGCCTCCCCGGTGGGGTTCGACTCCCCGGTGTCCGACATTGTCGCGGAGTCCGAGTGATGCGTTGGATGACCGAGATGCAGGAATACCGCCGCATCGCTCTGACGATCCGTGCGATTCAGTACCACGAGCATGGACGCAACCGGGCGGAGGTTCTCGCAGCGGGTGGCAACAACGTATGCCTGGCCCCTGCGGTGGAGCGTGTCGTCGATCCTGGCGACGAGAATGTCAGGCGGCGTGTGATGGTGCTGCACGACCTGTGGGTGCACACGAAGGGCGGCAGCACGTTGTTGAATCCAGGCGACTGGCTGGTGCAGGGTACGGGTGGAGACTTCTATCCGTGCAAGGATGAAATCTTTCAAGCGATCAACGAGGTGCTGTGATGGCAGGCGTACTGACTGCGAACAAAGAGGCGAGGGTCGACAAGATGTTGTTCGTTATGGCGGACTGGTCGCCCAGCGAACTGAGGCGTGCGATTGCGTCCATGCTCGTGCGCATCGAAGCGATCGAGGATCGCATCGGGTCGAAGCCGATGTCGCACCGCGCGGATCCGAGGTTGATCGGCGCCGCGTGGCACCGGGACAAGGATGTACCCGAGACGATCATCGGCGCGCTCCCCGGCACCGGCGGCCACACCGTGACCTTCTCGCTGAAGAAGCCGATCAAGACGAAGGCGTGCTCGATCTGTGCGGACCCGGTAGAGGGCGGCACGAAGTGCTACCTGCCCGAGTGGGACAAGGACACCTGGGTGCGTGAGCACCGCATTTGCAACGACTGCGGTCTCAGCCTCGCACCGGTGCGGGGGGACGATGGGGAAGATGAGCAGGGACAAGGGGAAGCGCGGGGAGAGGGAGCTTGCGCAGGCACTGAGGACGATCCTGAATTCGAGTGACGCACGCCGCGGTGTGCAGTACTCCGGCCTCGAAGGCAAGGACGTTGTGGTTCCAGAGATCCCCGGTCTGCACTGGGAATGCAAACGAGTCGAGGTGCTCCAGATACACAAGGCGATTGCGCAGGCTACCGAGGATGCGGCAACAGGTGAAGTGCCTGTGGTCGCATCCAGGCGCAGCCGCGGCGAGTGGTTGCTGACACTGCGCCTTGACGACGCTTTGCGCTTCGCAGAACTCTTTCGTAAGATCGCGCCCAACGGCTGACCCACGCCGCCTGATATGCCTCGCGCGTTGTGACTCCTTCTCGCGTAGGTGCCTCCATCGGGCGGCTGGGCCAGCCCTTGCGAGGGAGCGATGCCGGATCTGCGAAAGCACTCGATGGGCCAGGTGCGAAAGTACCTGTCCGCACTCCGCATGGGCGCGACGTTGAAGGCTGCTGCGGCTGCTGCAAACGTCGACGTGTCTGCGATGCGAGACCGCATCGAGCGCGACCCGCGATTCGCATCTGCAGTACAACGCGCGCGAGGGTCCGCGCAGTTCGTCGTCGAAAATTCGCTGTACACCGCAGCAACCACCTGTGACAGGAACGGTCGATACGACACGCGAGCCCAGGAGCTTTGGCTGAAGAATGCCGATCCCGAGTGGCGCAGAACGGACGACTCTGTCGTCGATACGGTCGACCGCGACGTGCGCAAACGCGCACAGCAACTCTCCGGCAAGGAGAGAGACGAACTGCGCGCGAGCGCACATGATGAGATCCTGACGGATCGATTGGTGCATTGATATGAAGAAGCTGATGGAGAAACTCTCGCAGAAGGGCCCGCTGGCGAAGACGCCGATCGGGAAGCAGATGGCGAAGAAGCTCGGGAAGAAGAAGTAGTCGTGGCGAAAGCGAAGTTCACGAAGAAGAAGACGAAGAAGGGCAAGGACTACACCCACGTCGAGCTTCAAGGCGAGGGCCCCGACTCCCGGTATGAACCGACACCGAAGGACACATGGGCGACTCGGTCCATGGGGAAGTCCATCCCCGACGTGATGAAGAGCGCGAAACGAAAGAAGAAGTGAATCTCGGAGGAGGTACCACCATGAAGTACGGCAAGGACATGCATCAGGTCGACCTGAGTCGACCGCTCAACGGCAACCACGGCAACGGCAAGGTCAAGGCTCCGCCCACGAGCAAGAAGTAACGACATCGGACGGGCGCGTGCCCGGCGCGCCCGATCGATGAGAGCCATGGCAGAAGCTGTCGACATTGATCTTCAAGCCGCGAGCCGCGCGCTCAGATTGCAGCGCGCAGGGCTCATCGTCGACGGCGTCCCGTTCGACCTCAAGCAATACCCGTACCTGATCGACCTCTTCGACGCGATGGGCGAGCACGAGCACATCGTGATTCGCAAGGGCGCGCAGATGGGGTTCACGGTTTCGCTCGTGCTCGCAGTGATCGACATGGCGCGCTTCACGTACCCGCGCGGCATTCTCTACCTGATGCCCACCCGCGACGACGTGTACGACTTCTCGCGCTCACGATTCGATCGCATGCTGAAGGACAACTACGACGCGATCGGAAAGCATGTGCGCTCGGCTGGTAGCGGCACCGACTCGATGGGCATTAAAAAGATTGGATCCGCATTCGTATACTTCCGCGGCGCGAAGTCACGCAGCCAGTTGAAGTCGATCCCTGTCGATCTGCTCGTCACGGACGAACGCGACGAGATGGAACCCGGCATGGTCGACCTGGCTGAGAAGCGTCTCGACGGGTCGAAGTTCCGACACCACATCACGCTGTCCACGCCGACGATCCCAGACTACGGGGTCGACTACGAGTACAAGCGCAGCGACGAGCGCACATGGCACATCAAGTGCCGAAGCTGCGGTGCGTGGACATGCATGGAGCACGAGTTCCCGAAGAGCCTGAAGCGTCTGGATGATGGGTCCGTGATCCGTGCATGCGTAAAGTGCGAGAAGGAGATCTTCGTCGCAGACGGGCAGTGGGTTGCTGCGAATGAGGGTGCTCGCCGCCGCGGGTACTACGTGTCGCAGATGTGCAGTCCGACGATCTCCCCGAAGACGATCCTCGACGAGTGGGAAGACCCGGACGTTTCCTCGGGCGACCGGCTGAAGGAATTCAAGAACTCTCGACTCGGCCTCGCGCATGCCGACATCGAGGACGTGATGACAGAGAAGATGCTGCGGGAATGCTGCGGAGAGTCGCCGATGATGCGCGCCGCGCAGGGACCGTGCTTCCTGGGCGCCGACGTTGGAAAGAAGGTGCACCACTACTTTGTCGGGCAGCGTACATCCGAGTCTGGATTCGAGATCCTGAGCTACGGGCAGGTGCCGGACTTCTCCGACCTCCACGACATCTGGACTCGGTTCAACGTCACGGTCGGCGTGCTCGACGAGATGGCGGAGACGCGCATGGTGAAGGAGTTCGTAGAGGCTCACAACGGTGCGTACGGGTGCTGGTACTCCGAGGCTCAGCGCACCGACTACGACTGGAACGAGCGCGAGTACCGGGTTACCGCCAACCGCACAGAGATCCTCGATCAAAGCCACCGCATGGTGTTACATAAGACGGTGACCTTCCCGAGGCCAGGGGATCGGTGGGACATGTTCATCAAGCAGATGACCAACCTGGCACGTATCACGATCCGAGACGAGAAGACCGGGATGCCGAAGACGAAGTGGATCATCCGCGGCGGCCGGAAGGACGACCACCTGCGTCACGCATTCGCGTATGCCGTGCTTGCGGCTACTATCGCCCCGTTGGCTGAGCGAGCGCGCCGGATCATCACGCCATCGGAATACCGATCGGGACGACCCAGCGGGTCGTTCATGGGGGAGTGAATGATCACCGGCGACACTAAGAGTGAGCGACTGAGCGAAGCGCGTAAGCTTTTCGAGGAAGCGCAGGACTTCTGGACGGATTGGCAGAGCGACGCCGAAGAAGACCTTGAGTTCTACCATGGCGACCAGTGGGACTACGAGGACACGCAGCGGCTGATTGAGCAGAAGCGACCCGTCCTCACGTACAACGTGCTGCAGTCGAAAGTGAACCACCTGCTCGGCTCACAGGAAGACAACGCAGTCGACCCGATTGCAATGCCGGTCGGCGCGGACGATCAGTTTCTCGCCGACGTGATCAACCAGATCAAGGATCAACTGTACGACAGCATCGAGGTCGACCGTATCGACGGCCAGGTATTCGAGGACGCTGTGGTGGCTGGTATCGGAAGCGTCTCGATCGACGCGATGCCGGACCCCTCCGACCCGACCCGCCTGAAGATCACGTACGACCGGGTGCACCCGCTCGAAATCATGTGGGATCCAGCATCTGGTCGCAGGGACAAGGGGGACGCGAAGTACCTGTCATGGTCTCGCTGGATGGGGAAGAGCGAGTTCAAGGTAGAGTACCCGGACTTCGCCGACCGAGCCGACGAGATCTTCGCGCGGTACACGCGCGGAAGTGACGACTGGCACCGCGGTGGAACCAACGACACGTCACTGCAATCGACACCGTCGAATGACGGGTACATGCCCAGGCGCAGCCACCTGTACTTCGATTCAAAGCGCAAGGAGATCCGCGTAATACATCTCGAATGCATGAAGCCGCAACGCATCGTTACCGCCATGGACTCGATGGGAAACTCGCGCACGATCGACGCGCGTATGCGCACCGTTCTGTCATCCGGCGAAGACGGCGAGCGGTACACGTTTTCCGAGCGATGGGAGGAGGAGGTCTACTGGTACGAGTTTGTCGGCGAAGAGATGTTGTTCGAGGACGTGTCGCCGCAACCGTTCGATGGGTTCTCTGTGCGCTCATTCGCTTACAAGAGCGATGAAGACAACCGCCCGTACGGTCTGGTCCGGCTCTTGAAGGACGCGCAGCGCGAAGTGAACAAGCGGTACTCGCAGGTGCTGCACTGGATCACAACGCAGTCGGCGCCTGGCCTGCTTGCGGAAATCGAAGCAGTGGTGGACCCGCAGCAGGCGAAGGAGTCCCTGAAGAAGGCGGGCGACATCACATGGCTGAACAAGGGCGCTCTCGCCAACGGACGGATTCAGGAGCGCAGCATCCCGCAGTTTCCAGACTCCGTTGCGAAACTCCAGCAGAACGCGCTGGCGATGCTCGACCTGATCAGCAACGTGCACATCGACGACATGACGGAGCCTCGTGGAATCCCCGAAGCCGCGGCGACGACGCAACTCAAGCATCGACGTTCGTTGCTGTCGATGAAGCCGGTGCTGCGCGAGTTCCACTACTTTCGGCGTGACGTGTTCATCGCGCTCATGCAGTCCGTTGTACGTTGGATGTCGGACCAGCAGATCGCAGAGATGATCGGGAACCACGAGCGATTCGTCGTGAAGTCCGGCCAGATCACAGACAAGCAGACGGGCGCCACCGCGTCGATCCAGTCGATGCGCACGCTGCGGACAAACGTACACCTGCGCCCTGCGGAGTCGAACAATACGCAGCGGATCATGGATTTGCAGGGACTGCAGATGATGGGGCAGAGCGGCATCGCGGTGGACCCGAACGTGATGTTCGAGATGATGGGTCTCGACCAGTCGAAGACGGATCGCCTCAAGGTGTTCGCGGAATCGATGAAGGCAAACTCTGCGAAGGCAGAGGAAGAGAACATGGAGAACATGCGCCGCCAACTCGACACCATGATGCAACTCGAATCCATGGACCGGCGCATCAAGGCCGCAGAGGTTGAAGAGGGTGCTCGCTCGAACATGGCAAACGAGCGCGGAGATCAGACGAAGGCGTCGATGGAATTCTTCACGCGATTCATGGATCTCTACATCAAGGCCGACAAGGCAGAGAAGGATCGCATGCTGAAACTCGTCACGGAGATGGCGAAGCTCGGATTTGACACAGCAGGCATGGCGGTCGAACTCGGGAAGTTCAAAGCAGACAAGGTGGCTGGCGAAGTCCAGTCCGCAATCACAGGAGCACCGGCATGACGGAAGTCGAAGAGCAGTTGGACCCGTTCGCAGCGTTACTGTCCGATGACGACATCGAAGACCCCGCCGAAGAGGGTGAGGAGCGTGTCGATGCGAAGCCAGCAGCGGATCCCGATGTAGAGCCAGAAGGAGAGTCGTTCGCAGCAACTGACGACGAGCCCGAGGCGAAGTCGATGGACACGCTGCAGTCCAGGCTGGAGGATCAGGAGCGGCAGAACCTTGGGCTGCGCAGGAAGATGTTCGGCCTCCGCGAAGAGAAGCGGATTCGGTCGGAGCGTGAGCGCCTGGAGCAACTGAAGGAGGACACGTCGGGAGGCACCGAGGAAGTCGACGCGGACGAGATCGGATACTACGAGGACGGACGTTTCATCGTCGACAAGTCGAAGGTCGACGCCCGTGTTCAGGAAGCGATCAAGCGACGGCAGGTGGTCTCGCAGGCCCCGCCGACATACGACCAACTGCGCGCCGAAGTGATCGGCGAATTCAGAGATGACGAGCGCGGGGTTGCGGAATCGCACGTAGATGAATTGCGCGAGTCGTACCAGTGGCTCGATGAGCAGGTGCTGGAGTTCTGTAACGAGGCGGACATCGAGCCCGCGGAGATCGGCGGACTGCCGAACCTACTCGCCATGCTCGATGAGACCGGCATACGCGACGACTTCGAGTCGAAGTACCCGGACATCCCGATCGCCGAACTCGTGACTGCACCGACATCGGCGAACTTGATGCGCGCGTCCTTGCGCAGGCATGTGAAGCGGAGAGTGTCTGGTGGTAGCAAGCCTGCGCAGGCTGCGGTCTCGGGCAACGTTAAGCCGCAGCAGAAGTCTCGTCCGCGCTCAATGGCGCGACGCGGATCGTCCAGGCGCGTGGATGAAGGCGCCACGCTGCAGTCCGTCGACCCCGAGTCGATCTTCGACATGGACGACGACACTTACAAGGAATACGAGCGGCGCAGCGTCGCGGCTCTTGAGCGGCGGTCGTAGCTGTGGTAACGGTCTGCCGATGCCACCAGTGGTCGAACTGGGAAAACAGCGGAGCGTAGTACCCCACCACCGCTGGGTGGGCGCGAGAGCGCAATCTCTTGACCTGTAGGAATCAATCGCGGCCTACACGCGAACGAAACCTCATCAACCTTCCAGGTCAGGAGTGCCACCATGGCAGTTACAGAATTCGGAAGCAGCGACCCGCAGACCATTCAGCATTGGTCGCGGACGACAATGCGCGAGGCGATCTCGCGCACGTTCTTCCAGTCCCTCATCGGGACCGGACCCACCGCTTGCGTTCAGCGCCTCACGGAGCTGGAGAAATCCGCTGGCGATCTCATCAAGTACGACCTCCTCTACCAGATGTCGCAAACCGGCGTCGAGGGAGACAACCCGATTGCCGGGTTCGAGGAGGCGATGACCTACGCGCAGGACTCCGTGTCGATCGACCAGCGTCGAATCGCGCACGCGTTCCGGCGCATGTCCCAGCAGCGGACGATCCATGATCTCCGCGGCGATGCTCGTGAGAACCTCGCCGATCGCTGGGCCGCGATCATCGACCAGATCCTGTTCGCGCAACTCGCCGGTGTTACTGGCGACCACACGGCACCGGCGGCATTGCCCGCAGCCGTAGCTGCGCACGGCGGGAACACCCTGGTGGACGCGTCTGCCGACGCGGACCACTACCTCGACTACGGTGACGGAGCGTCCTCGGAAGAGACGCTGTCGCTCACCCACATCGAGCGGCTGCTCGAAAAGGCCAACGACATCGACCCGCTTCTTCGTCCTGCGAAGAACATGTTCGGCACGTCGTACTGCCTGATCGTGCATCCTCGGTGCGTGTACGATCTGCGCACCAACACCACTGCGGGGCAGTGGCAGGAAGTGAACAAGTACGCGTTCATGGGCAAGGGAACGGAAAGTCCGTTCATGAAGTACGTCGTCGGAGTCCATGCGGACACGACGATCCTGGCGAGCCGCTACATCCCGCTCTTGCTCGCCGGTGCCGCAAACGACACAGCCACCTGCTTGTTCCTCGGAGCGCAGGCTGGCGTCGTCGCATTCGGCAACGCGTACCCGAAGGTCCGGCAGTCCTCGAACGGGGGCGGATCCTTCATGTCGTGGGCCGAACGGTCGGACGACTACGGGAACGAGATGGGCGTCGCAGCAGGTTCGGTGTTTGGAATGAAGCCTGCGATCTTCGACTCGAAGCGGTTCGGCATGATTCGACTCGACGTGATCGCAGACAGCCACATCTAGTACGTGGCATAACAGGTCGCCTGCCCAATGTGGCGGGCGACCAGAGGAGGTAGCCCAACGTGGCGACTTCAATTACGCAGCGAAAGGGTAACGTCCCCCAGATCAAGTCCTGGGGTACGTGGGTGTGGCACGAGGTCACGCCTTCGGGAACCGCAGCGGACATCGTGGAGATGTTCGACGTGCCCGAGAACTGCCGGGTTGTGAATCTGGCAACGCGGGTTGGAACCATCGACAGCGGCACGTCGGTGGATGCGCTCATCGAAGCGGACACTCTGTCGGCGAAAACGTCCCTCACGGGAAATATCGCCATGGAGACCGCAGCGGATGTTGACCCGCTGCTTGCCGCTTCAGTCGGCGTGCTGCTCGTACCGTTGGCGAACGAGAAGTTCGTCACGATCCAGTGCCGCACTGCGGCGGCGACGGCAGGCGGCGGCGACGGCGTTCTGTGGGTCGGGATCGAATTCGTTCGCACCGACTACGATCGCTCGTAGTACGACTGACAGGGGAGACCGAGGATGGACTTGTTGACGATGGAAAATCGCTGCGAAGAAATCCTCGGTCTCGCCGGGCAGATTGGCGCGACCCGTCTCGACGAAGAGATGAACTGGGTCTACCAGTACGAGATCCCCACGCGACTCGGGAGCACAACGCATTCCGGGTTCGTGGACTTCGCCACCGTCGCAAGCCAACAGGACTACGACATCGACACGCTGGCTGCTGCGGATGGTTCCAAGATCCTGAAGAGCCTCGTCGAGCCGATCACAGAGAAGGACATGCCGCGCACGCTCCGCTTCACGGATCAGCCGCGGATCTTCTGGGACTGGCACGACATCGGCGATACAACGCAGGAGAGGTCACCATACTCCGCCCTGCTCTTGGGTCGCACGCTAACGCTGCGACCGATCCCAGACGGCGTTTACAACATGCGCTTCTACGCGAATCTATATCGCGCCGCCCTGACTTCGGACGGTGTGTCGAACACGATCGAAGCGATGGCGACCGTGGCGGGTGCTGCTGTGAACCTGGCGATATCACTGGGTCGCGACAAGTCTTTGGAACGTGCGGTCGCGATGCACGAGAAGGCAATCGGCATGTTGTTCGTCAAATCGTACAGCGGTTCTTCATCACCACTCTCTCATGCTCAGGCAGACACGCGACTGCCTGGATCGGATTTCTAGATGTCCTGGGACAAGACACTTCCTGATGGTGACCTCGCAATTGCGGTTGGCGACGACGCCATCCGCGCCAACTTCTCCTACATCGCAGAGGCAACAGGAATCGCGGAATCCAACTCCGGCAAGTCTCTCGACATGTTCGCTGGATCAGGCCACACCGGGTACCTGCTGCCTCGCGCTGGTACGCTCGTCGACCGCGATGCCGGTCTGTCGCCACCAGAAGCTACGGGCATGATCTACATCGCAACGGACCAGATACCCATGATGCTTTCGAGATGGAACGGATCGAGTTGGGATTACATTTCCGACTTCGGCCCGCTCGGCCTGGGGCGCACTGGCGCTGCCACTGAGGCCGAGCGCACCATGGTCGGTCGCATCGTGCTCAGCGCAATCGACACGATCATCAGCGGACTCGACACAGACACGCATCGATTCTGGGTCGACGATGCGAAGACGGACCAGATCATGGAGTTGGTGCAGGGTGCGGCTGCACCCGGCGACTGGGATCTGTTCATCAACATCGGGTCGTCGCTGAAGCAGGTGCTGTGCATCGACACGGAATTGGTCGTTGGTGACGCAGGAAAAGTGATTGTTGTAAATGCTGCTGGTACAGCGTGCGAGGCGCTGCCCGGCACCTCTGTCTTTGTACCATCATACGACTCTGGACTGAAGTCAATCACAGAAGATAGTTACACTAGCTATCCACATGGAATGACAGGTCTCCCAGTTCTTGTACATGCAGTACTAGAATGTGTAGCTATAGACGCTCAATGGGCCGTTGGTGATCAGATAGTACTCGGATATGGCATGCCTTTTGGTTCCAGTGAAGGCATAATAATTGCTTGGGATGCAACTAACATGAGCATTCTTGTAGGCAGTGATGGTGCGACCATTCTTAGAAAATCGGATCATGACAGCATCGGGATCCTTGTAGCAAAGTGGAAGGTTCGGGTACGAGCATGGGTGTGATGTGATGGGCGGCTCTGCTCCCCAGCGACCCGGACTGTCGCCCTTCCCGCTGTTCGATCTTTCGAGCGGTGTCATCACCACGAAAGAACCGTGGATCTCTCCGCCTAACGCGTGGCGGGAGATCCTGAACGGGTATATCTACCGCGGTCGACTTCACAAGCGTGACGGGTGCGAACTGTTCGACATCCTTTCATACAAGAAGACAGAGACCCTGGCTGGTACGTCTGGACTCGGCGGGGTCACACCGATGATCAAAACCATGACCGACAGCAACGTGCTGTATCCGAAGGTGGGTGCGGATGGTTCGACGCCGTTCAGGCAACTGAAGATTGAAGACGGCGGGACGCACACCGGAGCGAATGCCGTCCTTCTGGATATTGACGGATCGAGCTTGACGCATGTGACTGACGGTGCGGTTGGCGGGTTCGTGAACGGTTCAGGACTACTGACCGTTGCCGGGCTCTCGGCTCCGTTCGATGCG